AGGAGTGGCTCGCGGCCATGGGCGCGATGCGGCCCCGGGCCCCGCAGCCGTACTTCACCAACCCATGGGGAGGTGTCGGATTCTCCGGCGGCCCGGCCGCTCCGCCGATGCCGATGATGCCGACCATGCCCACGCTCCCCGGCAACTCCGACGTGGAGCAGCGGCTCAGCCGGATCGAGGCAGCCATCGAGCGCCTTGCGGCGGCCCGCGCGCCGGAGGACCCCGGCACTCCGGACGACGAACCCGCCGACCATCAGCCCCCGGGCGAAGAGCCGGAGACCACGGAGCGGCCGGACGAGGTGGATGAGAGCCTCGCTTCCGACTTGCTCGCAGCCCTCACACTGTCCAGAGCGACGGACTAAGGAAGGACGCACATGTCAGGTATCACTCTCGATGCTCTGGCGCAGGAGATGCGGCAGAAGCTCGACGCCATCGGGCAGGACGTGTCCGATCGCATCTCGGATGTGAAGCTCAAGGGGCTTGTGGAGAACGTGCTCAAGGGGCTTCTCAACGACCCGGAGGGTGGCGAGTTCCTTCGGAAGCTCCGCTTCGGCGACGAGCGGGAGACGGCCATCGTCGGCACCAAGTACCAGCGGTGGGGGCTCGGCGTCGCCGATGTCGAGTTCCTTCACGAGCTTCAGTGCTCGCTTCGTGGCCAGAAGCGCGTGTCGTCTCCCGGCATCTACGGCGGTCCGTCCGAGGAGCTGGACAAGACCTTTCAGAACATCTCGCAGGCGTACTACCTGCCGATGGACGAGGTCCGCAAGCTCGACCGCAAGGCGATCGATGACCTGTTCCCCCGGCTTCCGGTCCACATGTTCCACGGCCGGGACCGCGTCCTCGCGGCCCGTGGCGCGTGGGAAGAGACCTCCGCGTACAAGCGCGCCATGCTGGCCATGGACACGGCGGAGTCCGGATTCGGCCAGCAGCTCATCGGCGCGCAGTACGTCGGCGAGCTGTGGGAAGCCGCGCGGCGCGAGAGCCGGATCTACAGCCTGATCGAGTCCTTTGAGATGACCGACCCCACGGCGTATCTGCCGGTGGAGGTGGACATCCCCGAGATGCTGTACGTCTCGGAGTCGGTCAACAACAACTCCAGCGCCTACCCCACCGTGAAGACGGGATCGCAGCGGATTCAGGTGGACGCGAAGAAGTTCGTGATCCACCAAATGTGGTCCGGCGAGATGGAAGAGGACTCGATCATCCCGTTCGTGCCGTTCCTGCGTCGGCAGGCTGCCGCGTCGATCGCCTACTACAGCGACTCGCTGATCCTGAACGGCGACACCACGAACGCGAGCACCGGCAACATCAACTCCGACGACGCCGACCCGGCCGACACCAAGCACTTCTTGGCGTTCGACGGCATCCGGCACGCGGCGCTGGTGGACAACACCAACAACGACAACGACATGGGCGGCGCGCCGACGCTGGCTGCGCTGCACGCGCTCCGTGGCGACATGATCGACACGGCCCGGCTGGTTGACTGGGGCCACCCGGCCAACCCAGAGGACCTGGTCTACGTGGCCGACCCGGAGACGGCCGACCGTATCGCCATGCTGGATGAAGTCCTCACCGTGGACAAGTACGGCCCACAGGCCACCGTCCTTACCGGCGAGGTCGTCAAGATCGGCCGTCACCCGCTGCTCGTCTCGATGGCCATGCCGAAGACTGAGGCGGACGGCAAGGTGTCGGCGACTCCGGCCAACAACACCAAGGGCCAGGTGCTCGCCTTCAACCGGCGCGGCTTCAAGACCGGTTGGCGTCGGCGCGTCATGGTCGAAACCGAGCGGCTCCCCGCCACCGATCAGACCAGGCTTGTCTACAGCCTGCGTCTCGGCTTCGGCCGGTTCACCCCGACCGGTTCCGCCTCTGGCATCGAGGCAGCGGCCACCCTTCGCAACATCACTCTCAGCTAGAACCGAATCTGAGCGGGCCCGGATGGTGACGATCCGTCCGGGCCCGTGCGGGAGAGGAAGCAGATCATGGGACGCGCCGGACAGATCGAGCGCATCATTGCAAAGGGTCAGGTGGTGCCCTTCACCACCACGTTCTCAGCACCTACCGCCGGTGCCACCGTGGACGCGGCCGGGTTCGTCGTGCCGTGGGAGTACGAGATCCTGGGTGTCTCCGCGCTCTCGTCGGCCACGGTTGCCGATGGCTTGGCCACGGTGTCTCCGACCGTGAACGGCAGTGTGCCATCCGGCCACACCTACGCGCTCTTGGATGAGACGGTCAATACCAGTTCCGGCGCGGCGGTGATCCCCCGGGGCAAGCTCGTAGGGGCCGCCGGAGACGTGATCGGGGCTCAGCTCGCCACCGATGCCGACTGGGACACCAGCGGTGGCAACGTGACCGTGACGATCTGGGTCTTGGCGCACCTGGAAGGTGTCTGATCATGGCCCGGTATCTGGTGAAGCACAAGTACCGGTCCAGCGCTTACGGGCCGTGGGTGGCCGGGGATCACGTCGAACTCGACCCCGGGCAGGCGGCGTGGGTGAACCACGACTCACCCGGCACGCTCGAAGAGGTCGATCCGCAGAAGCAAGCAGAGGAGAAGCGCCGGGAGGTTGCCGCGCGCGAGCTGCACGCTTCGTCGCCGCAGCCGCGCCGCAGGTCCCCGCGCAAGACCTCCGGCGCGTGAGAGGGGGTGACGAGAGGTGGCGGTGAGGCACGGATACGCCACGGTGGAGGACCTCCGGGAGCACCTGGGGGACGACGGCTCGCGGCTCCCGCTCAGGCTGCTTGAGCGCGCGATCACGGCTGCCTCTCGCGCCGTAGACACGCACACGGGCCGCCGGTTCTGGAAGGACGAGACGCCGACCACGCGGCGCTACCGAACTAGGTGGGCCGACGTGGCGTGGGTTGACGACATCGCGTCAACGACGGACCTTGTGATCGAGACCGACGACGGCACGTGGGGCCCCGGCGACTTCGCGCTGTGGCCGTACGACGCGGACCAGACGGACCCCGATGCTCACGCGTGGTGGCGTGTGGAGGCGGTCGGCGGCCGTCGCTTCCCGGTGCTTCAAGGGCAGGTGTCGCTACGGGTGACGGCGTACTTCGGGTGGAGCGGGGTGCCGGACGCGGTCAACGCAGCTACGCTGCTCAAGGCTGCACAGCTCTTCCAGCGCCGGGACGCGGTCTTCGGCGTCGCGGGCTTCGCGGAGTTCGGCGCGGTCCGGATCACCCGTAAGGACCCTGACGTGATTGACTTGCTCGCGGGCTACGTGCGGGGGTGGCAGTGATGGCGACGCTCAAGGCCATCCGGCGTGAACTCGTGAGGGTCATCGAGGCCGCGATCCCGGAGATGAAGGGTTACCCCACCCTGCCGGACTCGATCAATTCGCTTCCGGCCGTCGTCGTGGTGCCGTACACCACGAGTTTCTCTGAGTCGATGGGGCGCGGCACCGACCGTTACGAGCTGGACATGCTCGTGCTCGTCTCGACCAACGACATGGGGCTTCGGCAGGAAGACCTTGACGAGTACGTGTCAGGGGCAGGCCCCAAGTCCATCCGGCGGGCGATCTGGCAGGCCGTGGACGGCCCCGGGGGCGCGTTCGGCACGCTGCCGGACACCGATGCCCACGTAGACCAGATGCTCGACTACGGCGCGCGGTTCGCCTTCGGCGACGTGGAGCACATCGGCGCGCGGCTTCGGGTGATCATCCTTACCAAGGGCATGAGTTAGGAGATCGGTATGGCGGATCAGGACAACCGGGGCCGTCGTTTCCTCGTAGTCGGCGCTGCCACCGTCTACGGGGTGCGGCCCGGTGGCGAGCTGTGGGAGGGCGACCTCGTCGCGGCCGGGGTCAACGTCGGCGCGCTGATCGCGGGCGGTCACCTGCGCGAGGTGGAGAGCAAGCCCGCGCCGCGTCGGAAGAGCGCCGGAGAGGGTGACGAGTAGATGTCAAGCTTCTCGCTGCTGGATGTCACCACGTGGGTCCACGGCTACGACATGACCACGGATCTCAATCAGGTGTCGTTGTCGGCGGAGGTCGAAGATCTGGAGAACACGACCTTCGGTTCCGGCGGGTTCCGGTCGCGCACCGGAGGGCTCAAGTCGGTGAGCGCGGAGTTGTCCGGCTACTGGCAGAGCGACGACGCCGGAGACGCGATCGACCCGGAGCTGTGGGCCAACCTCGCGCAGGCGGACCGCGTGGTCACCATCGCTCCGGACGACGCCGAAGAGGTCCCGGCCTTCATGTTCAAAGCCGGGGAGTTCTCTTTTGAGGCGTTCGGCGCGGTCGGCGAGGTAACACCGTTCAGCGCCTCCATGCTGGGCACCTCCGGCGAGGGGTTGATCCGGGGGCAGGTGGCCAAGGCCAAGGCCAGCGTCAATGCCACCGGGGCCACCGGTTCGGCGGTCAATCTTGGCGCGGTCAGCGCTGACCAGTTCCTCTACGCCACCTTGCACGTGTTCTCACCGGGCACCACGATCACGGTGCAGGTGGAGGGTTCCGCGACGGCCGGTTTCACCTCGCCGACAACGCATATCACCATCGGCCCGATCACGACGGCGGGCGGAGTGTGGGCGTCCCGGCTCGCGGGCCCGGTGACCGACACCTACTACCGGTTCAACATCAGCGCGATCACCGGGACGTTTCAGATCGCGGGAGCTATCGGCATCGGCTTGTAAGGAAGGGAGACGCCAGCCGTGGCATCGTTCTCGTTTAAGGACGCGAAGGTCACAATCAACAGCGTTGATCTGTCCGACTGCGTCCGCTCCGTCACGCTCAATGTGGAGGCGGAGGACCTCGAAGACACTGCGATGGGCGACAGCTTCCGGTCGCGCATCGGAGGTCTCAAGGATTGGTCGGTGGACATCGAGTTCAACCAGGACTTCGCGTCGTCCAAGGTGGACGACACACTGTGGCCACTGCTCGGGACCGTGACCCCCATCACGATCAATCCGTTCAGCGGCTCCACCTCGTCCACCAACCCGCAGTACGCGGGCAACGTGCTCGTCAGCGAGTACAACCCGCTCGACGGCAGCGTGGGCGACCTGGGCACCACGTCGGTCTCTTGGCCGGGCGCGGGAGCCCTGGCCCGTTCCACATCGTAAGATCATCGTCATGGCGGCCCCTCGAAAGCCCAGATCCAGAGCACCCCTGGAACGCAAGAGTCAGGAGGAGCTTGAGGAGATCCAGCGAATCCTCACGAAGTACGGCCGCCTGCCGGAGTGGCAGGCGATCATCAAGCGCGAGCTTTCGAAGATCGAGGGGCCCGCCACGGCGGCCGTGCAGGCGAAGATCAGGGCCATCCCGTCGAAGGTGCGCCGGAGAGGGGAGCGCGGCGGCCGGAGCTTGCGGCGCGAGATGATTGAGGCGCTCCGGTTCAATGTGGACACCTCGAAGGAATACACGGGCGCGTTCATCTTCATGGACGCGCGCCGGATGCCGTCCGGCCGGGAGAACCTCCCGGCGTACATGGAGGGAGTCCGGTACTACACGCGATGGCGGCATCCGGTCTTCGGCAACGAGGAACATTGGGTGACGCAGCCTCGTCACCCGTACTTCTATAGGACGTTGCGACCCTTCGAGGTGCAGACGGCCAAGGCCGCAGAGGCTGCGATTCAGGCGATCAGGAAGGATCTCCAAGCATGATCATCAAGTGGCGGGAGCATCGCGACGGAGAGACAGTGGAGCATGAGTGGACGTTCTCGGGCGCACCCAAGCTCCAAGAGGCTCGATGGATCAAGCAGCGGACCGGATGGTCCATCAAGGGCTTTCTCGACGCACTGGACGAGATGGACCCGGACGCGGTGATTGCGCTTATCGTCCTGCTGTCGGCTCGCGACGGCCGAAAGCTCTCGTGGGACTCGGTGGACCTCGATCCGGTGACGGACTTCGAGATTCTTCCGTCCGAGGACGAGCTTGCCAAGGTGCGGGCCGCGCAGGCGGAGCAAGAAGCGGCAGCGAGGGGAAAAGCGGTGCTGCCCCCGGCGCTCGATCTCGCAGACCTGCCGTCCCGTTCTGGGAACGAGAGTGGCCTGTTGGCAAAGGCGGCCTCGACGCACAACGGCTCGCCTACTCCGCCAAGCTCTGGGTTCGTTTCGGCCTGAACCTCCACGACGCTGACCGGCTCGACGTGGACGAGTTCTTCTTTCTCTGCGATCAGGCCGACGCGCTTGACCGGGAGGAAGAGAAGCAGATGAAGGCGGCGCGGGGCCGTAGGAGGTAGGTGACGGTGGCGGGCACGTACGACTTCCGCGCCGATCAGGGCGCGACGTTCGACCGGCTTGTGACGTGGACCGACAGCGATGGAGAGCCGATCAACGTCTCCGGCTGGTCGGCCCGGATGGTGATCCGCGACCGCATCGGCGGCACGGAGTTGCACACGTTCTCCACGGACGACGGATCGATTGTGCTTGGTGGGGTCTCCGGCACGATTCGGTTGCTCGCGTCGGCGGAAGGCACTAAGGAGTGGACGTGGGGCGCGGGGGTCTACGACCTCGCGCTGACCGATCCGGGCCCGAACCCGCCGCTCGTGACGGTCCTGCTACGAGGCCGGTTCATCGTGATTCCGGGGGTGACGCTGTGAGCGGGCCGGACATCGTGCGGATCACGGAAACCGTCTCCGTCACAGAGCGCGAGCCGGACGTGGTGATCGCGGGATACACGCAGGTCACCTCGTCCGGCTCGCACACGCATACCCCCGCGTCGCTGGGCGCGCTCGCCGTGGCGAGCAATCTCGCCGACGTGGCCGACGCTGCGACGGCTCGAAGCAATCTGGGTGCGGCTTCGGCCACCCATAGCCACCCCGGAATCACGCTGGCCGAAGCGCTGGTGACGAGCGGAGATATCACGCTGCCGAACACATCCGGCGCGTGGGAAGTGCTCAACCAGACGACCGGTGATCCGCTCCAGATCTCGATCCAAGCCGCCGAAGGCGACTACATCGACGTGTCCGTGCGCGGCATGCGCGGCCATAACACGAGCGGGTATCTCGATCTCGCCGTGGTGGTCTCCGGCTCGATCGTCCGCTATCTGGGTTCCGGCACCGGCACGCCGTTGCTCGAAGGGGACCCGGCGCTGTATCCGGCCGCCGCGTTCCACACGATCCCCGGGCCACGCGGGTTCGTCGTGGGGCCCGGTGATCTGGACGGCGGCACGGTCACTGTGGCCGTGGCCGTACGGGGTGCGGGATCTGGCGTGCTGTACGCGTCGGCCAACTACCCGTGGTATTGGCGGCTCATGAACTACCGCGCCTTGTAGGAGGTCCCCGTGGCGCGCACCATCGCGCTCAATCTGCTGCTCAAGGTCTCCGGCTCGAAGACCATGAGCCAGGCGGAAAAGAAGATCGGCCAGCTCCGGGACCGGCTTGCCTCGTTCTCCGACGTGGCCAACAGGGTCGGTATCGGGGCCGGTGTCGCGTTCGGTGCCGGGCTCGCGCAGGCGCTGGATGTGTCCAAGGGCCGGGCGAAGTTGTCGGCGCAGCTCGGACTCACCGAGAAGGAATCCCGGCGCGTCGGCGACGTGGCGGGCAAGGTGTTCGCCGGGGCGTACGGCGAGTCCATGGAACAGGTGAACGCTGCAGTCGCGTCCGTGGTGCAGAACATCTCCGGCATGCGGACGGCGTCGAGTTCCGCTTTGCAGGACACCACGCAGCGGGCCCTCACGCTGGCCACCGTGATGGACGAGGACGTGGGCCGGGTCACGGCCGCCGTCTCCACCCTGATGAAGACTGGGCTGTCCAAAGACGCCAAGGAAGCGTTCGATGTGATCCTGCGCGGCGCGCAGCTTGGGGCCAACAAGCAACAGGACCTTCTCGACACGCTGACTGAGTACCCCACGCTGTTCCGGAACATGGGTCTGTCGGCGCAGGAGGCCACAGGCCTTCTGGTGCAGGGGCTCAACGCCGGTGCACGCGACTCCGACAAGGTCGCCGACGCGATCAAGGAGTTCTCTATCCGCGCCGTGGACGGATCGAACCTGACGGCGGACGGCTTTGAGATGATCGGGCTCAACGCTGGCGTCATGGCGGACCGGATCGGCAAGGGTGGCCGGTCGGCGCGTGAGGCGCTCGATCTCACCCTCGACCGGCTGCGCGCGATGAAGG